TATGTGAAAATCAACTTCAAAACGTAGTGAGGGCATGAGAGTATAAGTGAGAGCATTTTTTTTACCATTATCATATAAGTCATTCATAATAAACCCATTATACATACAGTGAGGGCATGAGGGTATAAATACCCCGAACTTTCTAATGAAAAAATATGCTTATTTTTGCTATGCACCAAAAACAAAAATCCGCCGTAAAGTATTAATTTACAGGGGATTTTCTTTGTTTTGTAATTCTTTCCAGCGGAGAGGGAGGGTTCTGAACCTCTTCTCTTTATTTCCGTATATATCAGCTTATTAGCTTTCATTATTTTGCTTCCTGTAACGAATTTGTAACGACCTAAACTTTTGTCCTAATGACCACTTTTGTCCGCTATTCGTCTACCATAGCTTTCGGGTTCAAAAGTATGGAAAATATGAACATCTTCCAAATGTTTGATTATTAATTATCTATTTTTTATATTCCAATGCAAGGTGCGAGCCTATATATATGAATAGGCTTGCACCTTGCACCGGACTTTATCTTGCACCCGACTCCATCCCACTCATTTCCAATCGTCATGTAAAAAAAGTTATGCCAAGTTGGTAACAAGTTGGCAAATGCCCCGATTTAATTCGATGAACTTTGTGCCAAACTTTAAAAGATAAGTGTATGGACGTAATAACAATGGAGGCGACTGCCTATAAAGAACTAATCCGCAAAATAGAAAAGATTGCAGACTATGTATTCAAAAAAGAGAGTAAACCAAACGAGGAGGAAGAGATATGGTTGGATAATCAAGAAGTTGCCAACTTGCTACGTATAAGTACCAAGACACTGCAACGATTAAGAAAAGAAAATCTAATCAGCTATTCCATGTTACGAGGAAGATGCAGATACAAATTATCAGAAATAGAAAGAGGACTAAATGAGAAAATAATCGTTTGTGATCCACATACGCTGGATGAGTTCCGTAGAAACTTCTTATTCAATGGGAACTATGAATAAAGATGATATTCTGCGATTGACAGATAGAGGAATGGCTATATTCAAGCACTACCTCCCTACCCCATTTCGTGTAGGACGTAATTTCCTTAATCCGCTTTATGAGGATAAGCACGCTTCCTGTAACATCTATTATGAGCGAAGAAGTGATACTTATAAAATGAAGGACTTTGGTAATGACGACTATTCAGGCGACTGTTTCGCATTCGTGGGAAAATTGAATGGACTAGATTGTAAAGATTCTAAAGACTTCATTCAGATAATGAAAATAATCGATCGTGACCTGCATTTGGGATTATCATCGGGAAATTATATTGAAACGAAGACTATTACTCCCATCAGTCCTGCTGTCACGGCAGCAACATCGCCATCCAAAGTGAAAAAGGCAAGACCTTATACGTTGGCGCAAAAGAGCTTTACGGCTGCGGAACTTGCCTTCTGGGGAAAAAGCGGCATCACGCAAGAGGTACTGAGATTATTCCGGGTGGTTTCACTGAAGAAGTTCAGCAGCGAGAATAACGAAGGGAAACCGTTCAGCATTGCGGCGACGGATAAAGAACCGGTGTTCGGATATACTGCAAAGCAATATGTGAAGGTGTACCGCCCGCACTCGGAGATGCGCTTTTTATATGCCGGGGATTTTGGGGAGAATTATTGCTTCGGGTTGGAGCAGTTGCCTGCTAAGGGGGATTTACTCTTTATTACGGGTAGTGAGAAGGACGTGATGAGCCTGACGGTTCACGGGTTCCATGCTATCTGCTTCAATTCGGAAACGGTGACTATTCCCGTGGGAATTATTCATAGGCTCTCTTTCCGGTTCAAACATATTGTACTGCTCTATGATGTGGACAAAGCGGGGCTGGACAGTTCGGCAAAACAAGAACTGGCGTTGAAGAACTACGGGGTGAAACGATTGTTGCTGCCATTGGCGGGAACGAAGGTGGAAAAGGATATTTCGGACTTTTTCCGTTTGGGAAATAGCCGGGAGGATTTGATTAAACTATTTCTGGATTATCTGGATACAATATACAGCGAAACTATGTCTGCTCTAAAATCTTGTGAGGTGGATTTTAATAATCCGCCACCTGTGGCACAAATGGTTGTGTCGGTGAATGATGTGCCATTAGGCACGCAAGGGAATATCCTCTGTATTACCGGTGGTGAGGGAACCGGTAAAAGTAATTATGTGACGGCGTTAATAGCCGGTGCCATCGGACAATCCGAAAAGAACAAGGATAAGGCGATGGACACGTTGGGGGTGTCGGTCAGTGAAAACAGCAAGCGGAAGGCGATTCTGTTCTATGATACGGAACAGTCGGAGGTGCAGACGTACAAGAACATTACAAACCTTTTAAAGCGTTGCGGACGGGAAACAATGCCGGAATACCTGAAAGCGTATTGCCTGACGGGAATGAGCCGGAAAGAACGCTTGCAGGCGATTATCCAAAGCATGGATAAGTTTCATTATCAGTTCCGGGGGATTCACATGGTGGTGATCGACGGGATTGCGGACTTGATAAAGGGTGCGAATGATGAAACGGAAAGTATTGCCGTGGTGGAGGAATTGTATCGGCTGGCGGGGATTTACAATACTTGTATCGTTACTATCCTGCATTTTATTCCTTCGGGGCTGAAATTGCGGGGGCATTTGGGCAGTGAGTTGCAACGAAAGGCGGCGGCTATCCTCTCGATAGAGAAAGATACTGATCCGTCGGTGTCGGTGGTGAAGGCGCTGAAAGTGCGCGACGGCAGTCCGTTGGATGTGCCTATCATGCAGTTTGCATGGGATAAAGATGTCAGGATGCACGTGTATCTGGGGGAAAAGCCGAAAGAGGAAAAGGAGAAGCGGAAAGAGGATGAACTCGTGGCAGTGGCACGGGATATTTTCGGACGGCAGGACTTTATTACTTATGTGGATTTGGCAGAACAAATTCAAGCGATACTGGACGTAAAGGAACGTACAGCGAAAAGTTATATCAAGTTCATGCGGGAGAAGGAAATCATACTGAAAGACCCGTCAAACCAAAGTTATTATATCATCGGAAATTTAAAACAGGCGAGCTTATGATACCATTGGATAAAGAAACATTCGAGGCGTATATGGAACGGTTGCTCGAACAAGTGGAAAAGGTCGTAGGCGCACTGGACAAGAAGAATAAGAAGCCGCAAAATTACCTGAATGGTGAACGGCTGTACGATAATCAGGATGTTTGTCTGTTGCTGAACATCAGCAAACGAACACTACAACGGTACAGAGACAACGGGCTGAAGTATTACACGATCTTGCATAAAACGTACTATCGTGAAAAGGATTTGCACGAGTTTATTCGTCGGTATTTTGACGGGGAGAATGTAGAAAAAGGCAAAACGAAGGAATGTAACGGAGATGAACGTATAGAGGGTGGCATGTTGTCCGATGATAAGGATGAACCTATGGAAGAAGATAAGCCGGTGGATGAAGGTAAACTCACAGAAGATGCTTAGAGAGTTATAATTTCCATATAGAAAATTCTGCCGATACCCTGACGTTATGTGCATATCCCGTACTATAGTGATGAAAGGATAAGATTCACATGTAAACTTGTGTATATAGTAGTTACAATGTTTTGGAGAAAAGGAATTTAGAGTCTAAATTTGCAAACAATAATCAGATTATGAAGTTTTATATTAGAAAATCACTAACTTTGTGAATATTATATCCATAGACAGAAAAAAAGAAAATAATATGATACTTAAAAAAATAACAATTGAAAATTTCCGTTGCTTTAAAAACTATGAGGTTGATTTAACACCAGGAATTACTGTTTTTATTGGTAAAAATGGCGCAGGAAAAACTTCTCTACTAAATGCCATTCGTTATGGATTAAGTGTCTTTTTTTCCAATGATAGCACAATGGGAGATGATTTACTTATATCAGGTAATCCCGATTTAAAAGTCATTTCAACATTAGCTACAGATTTTTATCGAGCCCAAAATGCGGATTTACCAGCAGTTGATTTAACAATCAACATGGAAGCTGAATTTAATGATATACCTTTGAATTGGGAATACTATAAGCGTTCTACATCAGGTGCTTCGTTATTCGTTTCCAAGTATCAACAAGCATATCGTACACTTATGGCAGAATATCATAATAGCGACCAACTTCCACTGTTTGTTTTCTATTCTGATTCATTTCCACATATAGATACAAGAACCAGCGATTTTGCAAAAAAAGCTATTAAGGAACAAGGATATATTATCAGGAATTTTGCTTATTACAAATGGAATTCAGAAGTATCATGTACATCTATCTGGCAAAATAGATTCATTAATTCCATGCTAAAACAAATTTCCCTTAATGATAGTGACCCGTTAAATTCTAAGGAAGTAGAATATATAAAAAATAAATTGCGCACTTTTTCTGAACCTATCAATTCTGCGTTAGAAGAAAAGGATGATTTTGAAATAAAAGATTTCTTTCCGGTTGTAGATGATAAGACGCTATCATTATATCTGCGATTAAAAAATGAACGGGACGTTATCTTTGATAATTTACCTGCTGGATATAAAAGACTATACTCCATTGCTTTTGATTTGGCTTATAGATTATATATTTTACGGAAAACAAACGAGGAAGACCCAAAAGGTATTGCCATAATTGATGAAATAGACCTCCATTTACATCCTTCTTTGGAACAAGAAGTGTTAGCTCGTCTGAAAAAAACATTTCCAAGTATTCAATTTATTGTATCTACACATTCTCCAATGGTACTCTCCAATCTTAAAGTCAAAGATACGGGAAATATGATTTATAGAATGCAGGCAGACGAAGATACACCAAATGCATTGCCTAATTTATATGGCGTGGATTATTCTGCTGCTGTTTATGATTTTATGGGAACTCCTTATGCAGACAATGAGGTTAAAGAAGAAATAGAAGCCATCTTAAGGCTTTCAAGAAGAGGTAAGCCGGAATTAGTAGAAAAAAGGAAAGAAGAACTTAAATCTATGGTTTCGGAGGAACAATACATAAATATTATCTCTAAAATAAACTCTCAACTGGCAGAGGACAAATACTAATAAAGAATATGCAATTTATCAATAAATTCAAATATAAGAGGAAAGGACACCGAATTATCAAGGCTTTCATTAAAGATAAGTGGAACAATGATATTCAAAGATATGTAAATTTAAACTACAACGAACTTAAAAGAATTAAAGCGTTTAAGTATTTACTGCTCAAAGAACAACAAGGATTTTGTTGTTATTGCATGAGAAAAATTCCTTTTAATGAGGTGACTTTAGAACATGTAATGCCACATCATTTAGAGGACAAAAAGCGTAAGGAAGAGGTAAAATATTACAGTAAGTTTGGACGATTAAAAAGGGGGAAAATATATTATTGCCCAGATAAAGAGATTCCCATATCTCCCAAACTACATACTCCTCCCTATCCCCATTGCATTGCACATGAAAATTTAGTTGCTTCTTGTCAAGGAAAGGTCTTTGAAGGTGGAGAAAAATATATACTACATAAATGCTGCAATAACTTTAGGGGAAATGATAAAATTGTTCCACTATTTTTCATTCCGAGAGCAGCAGAGATTGTACGATATGAAATTGATGGTACATTAACTTATTTTGAAAAATACGAGTCAACCATCAGCTCTCTAAATTTAATGCATTCAACCTTGATTTTCATGAGGAAGATATGGGCAAAGATTGTTATAAATAATATTAGTTTAAATCAGGTAAATAAGGCTTTGACTGATAATGATATTAGAATTAACATCATTGATGATATTGATATTGACATTTCTGAAAGAAAGAATCTAAGGATTGACTTATATTGGAAATTATTGATCGAGTACCATTGGTTTTATAATTACTTTCAGAGAATGATAGCATAATTCAATTATAAACAATCGGATAAAATAACCGCCATCACTTTGGACATGAAGTATGGCGGTTGTTTTTTAGAATCTAAATCATTTTTGGGGTTCTGCAAGAACAGACACCTCATAGTTACGACTATATTATTTTATCTATAATATTTTTTTTATTAACTTTGTGCATTAACCTTTTGAATATAGAATATGACAGGACAAGAAGAATATCCTCGTTTCATTTCTAACAGACCATGCGGAAATGATAAATACGAAGGGAAATCACAAGAGCTGTAGATACTAATTGAAAAGTGCGCCAATATTCCAGTTGAAAATTGCGCCACCATAGGATAAGTATAATGACCTTTGTATAATCCAAATGCAAAGGTAAAATGAAGACTATGGTAGAAAGACAATCAATAATACACATGTATAGAGTATGCGGTTATAGCAAACGGCGTATCTCTTATGGGGCATAGAACGAAGCGGTTTTTTCAATGGTCGGGAAAAATGGGCGAAAGGTTTTGAAAACCAAAGGGTTTAGGCATGATCGGGAAAATGGGCTGAATATTTCGAAGCGGTTTTTCTCTTTACATGGCTTACATCTGCTTTACGTTTGAGGGGCTTTTCTTCGGATATTCGGGGGATTGCTTTACATCGGGCTTGCAGATGGGGCTAAAACGGCCTGGAAGGGTTTTATTTTCGGCTGTGTGGCCGTTTTATGGCTGGGTTGATGGATTTTGTTATATGATGGTGTGAACGGCTGTGTGGCCGTTTTTTTGTGCCTATTTTTAAAGATGTTGCCTTAAAATTCTTCCAAATAAGTATTATTTGGTATATTTGCAGCATAATAGAAACGAATATGGCAAAAGTGATTCATGTGCATTTGCTGCATAAAATAGACGGGACGAAGCAGAAAGATTGGTATTTCAGCAGTATATCGGCTGTTTATACGGTTCTGACGGCAGATCAGGTGGGGGCAACCAAGAATTACCTGCTTCATGCCGGGCTGTCTGGTAACGGCACAATATGCACGAAAAAGGCTATAATTAAGCAATCTACGCTCATCTCGGGTGGTAGTAAGGGAATGGTTAGAACGATATAATAGCGCCGTTAGAAAGGCTTGTAGGCGTTATTTCTTTGAATGCTGATTGGGGAGCTTATGGCTCCCTTTTTTTATGCCCCTACGGTTGGTTTTATTTGGTTAGGGGTTACTATTGGGGTTACTGTTAGGGGTTACTACTTCTTTAAGTTAGGGGTTACTTTAGGGGTTACTTTTTCAGTTCTCAGAGGGTACGCCCGAAATAGGAAACTATGTTATAAATGAAAGCAAGTGCCGTTTTTCTCTGTTTTCAGAGAGGAAAAACGACACTTGTTTGTGTGATATACCTTATTATAATAAAATAAATCCTTTGATTTACAGTGTATTTACGAGTTTGCTTCAGGTAAATTCCTTCAAAAGTGTGTGCGTGCGTCCTTTTTTAGCCTTCTGTAGGAGGCATGCGTGTACCACTTAGAAGAACTTGCTGATACTTCCGATTACTTCAAAGACATTGATGATGCGTGATTTGTCGAATTCCTGTTCATCGTAATCATTGGTGTTGATGGGGATGAAGCGCAGCTTGTCCGGATCCGGCGACCTGCGGAGGATTTTAATGGTGCGGATGGTATCCAACACCACTGCATAGATTTCGCCATATTGGATGTCGTTGAGTGTGCATTGGTGCAGGGCAATGATGTCGCCATGGTTTATTTTGGGTTCCATGGAGTGCCCGGTGACATTGCACCAAAGGCTGGCTTTTTCGAATCCCCTTATTACAATGTTGGTGGCAGGTATGTTTACCTGTGAATTAAACACTTCATCAAAGCCCCCGATAAAGTCCACATCGTAGTATGGTGTACCGATGGATGGGTTCATAGATGTGGTAGGCAGAGTCGAAGAATTTGCTTCGTCTATTGTTTTAATGCCGTTCAAATCATCTTTCAACATGCTTCCTGCACCAGTAAGTAACCAATCGGCAGATAAATCCGGATAGGCTAATAGAATTTTTTCAATATTCATTGAGCTCATGCCTTTGCCAGACACCTTTGCTTTCCCAATAAGTCCAACAGAAAGACCGGCATTAACAGTCATTTGATTGTCATTTATGCCCTTTTTCTCCATGAAATATTGAAGTCTTTCTATAAAATTCATATCTTTATATTGATTTTCTTCCATATTTAGTTTGATGTATTGAAATAATTCTATATATTTGCAGCGTGTTTAAGATGTAAACAGCGCGCCAAATATACAAAAAAGGCGTGTGATTAGCGAATTTTAAGGATTAAAGAAAATGAAAGCAAAAGTAATTATAGCTCAAGCAACAGCCGAGACCGCCGAAGCTCTTTACGGACTGGTCAAGAAGATGGTAGATACAACAGCAATCAAGGCTTATCCCAGTGTAGATTATCAGGCAGTTTTCTTTTCAGCTGATAGATACGACTTAGACTTTGTAAAAAGAGTATTGGCGGATAAGTGCTTTTCTTTCAAAATTGAAGATGCAGAATAATACAATAAAATAAGTGAGTTTATGACACAGCAAGAATTTATGGAACGGACGGGGATAACCCCTACAGCAGAGGATTTTGATTACATCCATGCGGTTTATCTGAACACTTCGATGAACAAGGATGAGTTCTGCAAAGATTTCAAGAAACATGGGGACAGCCGGATTATCCGCGATGTTCATGTGCGAGTGCTGAACTATGAAATGAAATGTGAACGTCAAAAGGAAGTTATCGACAACCTGACCGATTTTCTGATTGGCAAGGCACATGCGTATGACGATACCGATTTCCGCAAAGAAGCGGTAGGGCTGGTCGGTGAGATGGAAGTGGTGAAACGGACCATTGAATTGGGGCTTCCGCTTTGGGATGAAGACAGGATGGTTGTCCTTTCGATGATAGAAGAACAAGGCAAATAGATTGCCGGATAACTGGCAGCCCGGAAAGACGGGCAGGGGCGGCAGGCACGGCCGGAGAGTTGGTAAATCGAAATAAGAAAGCGTAGAAAGCCGTCGGGGTTCGATTCCCCGCGCCCCACGATATAAACTTTTAAAATTTAGAGTTATGGCAAAGAATTTCAATCCGAGAACAGCAGAGAGTCTGTTCAAACAGAAGTTGCGCACGATGATAGGCAGTACGGCACATACGCAGAATATTGCCGACCAGGCGATGGAGCTGGCTGGACAATTCATGACGGAGGATGAGATAAGCAACTCGGATGCCTACCGGGTGATAGAGAATGTGAGCTGTGTGTGTGAGGAAGCGATGCAGGTGCTGGTCGAAGAACTGCAGAAAGGGACACGCCTTCATGAAATACTGACGGGTGATTAGGAAATAGCGGAAGCCGTTGAAAACCTTTGAACGAACGATAACGATTAAAAAGTATGACGATATGAGAAAGCAGATTTTGACAGATAACGAGACCAAGACCTTCTTGATGAAGACATTCGGATGCAGCCGTCAGGCTGTGTGGCAAGCACTGAATTTTGTCCGTGACAGCGATCAGGCGCGCCGGATACGCACTCTTGCCCTGAAGCGAGGCGGCAAACTGACTGACGGGAACTTCATCCCGAACTGCGAAACCACCTTCGAGGAGTGCGAGAAGACCATGACCTGCACTTTCGGTCCCCGTGTAAAACTCGTGGTCCACAGAAAGACCAATGATGTGGATGTGTACGTGGACGGAAAACGGACTGAAACCTACCAATGTGAATTTGTATCGGATTTCATGCAGCTGCAGCACGAGACCCAACAGATGGCATCTGCCTTATAAATAGAAATGAAATGGAGTATTATGGAAAGATATTGTGCATATCCTACAATGACCTGACTTACGATGACCGACCGGTGATGGTGAACGGAAAGGCAGACTATAGCAGAAGCCGCACGCTGAAAGGAGTTCATCCTTCCACTCTTTCCGAAGAAGAACTTGCTCCCATCATGTCGATACCCAATTACAAGAAGTTAGCGGCAAAGGAGAAAATCAATGTAGTTCGATCCGGAAGAGGTCTGGGAGGTTACGTTTTGGTAGAAATAGCCACCATGCCCCTACGGTTTCAGGAAAGGATAAAACTAAAATACGGAGATATGAAAGAAGACGTAATAAGAAACTGGCTCGGCAGCCATTACCACATCGATGCGAAAGCCCGGGAATTTTACACCCGGTTCCGTTTTGACAACGGAGATGCACTGCCACCGGAACACATCCAAGAATATACGGTAAACGCTTCGGTAATTGAGGCAGTGATGCGTGCCATGGAGGATGCCACGTTTATGCGAAAGGCCATGAAGGCCGGGCCGGTGAACTGGGGCGAACTGGCAGGAGCCATCAGTTACTACCAAGCAGAGTTCGGACATACCTTGCCTGTCAGTTCCAACCGCTTCAAGAAGCGTGTGAATGACTTCAAGGCCAACGGCTATGAAAGCCTTATCAGCCGCAAGTTCATGAACCAGAACCGCCGGAAAGTGACCTATGACATTGAACGCCTGCTGCTGAGCATCGATGCCCAACCGGAGCAGCCCTTCAATACCACCGTGTGGGAACAGTACAATCTATTTGTGCAAGGAGAACTGGAGCTATATGACCCCGAAACCGGCGAGGTGTTGAATCCGGCAGACTTTACCGACAAGGATGGAAATCCGCTGGTATTGAGCCCGGCCACAGTAGCCAACTACCTGAACAACCCCAAGAACAAGGCCCTTCGCGGTAAGCTGCACATGAGCCAATGGGATTTCAACAATGCCTACCGTCCTTATCATCTGCGCAGCATCGGTGAATATTCCTTGAGTAAGGTTTCTCTTGACGACCGCGACCTGCCGCGCCCAATGAAGGATGGCAACCGAGTGAAAGCCTATTATGCCTACGATGTGGTGAGCGGTGCTGTGGTGGGATATGCCTACAACCGGTACAAGACTACCGAGTTATTTTTAGACTGCATGCGAAACATGTTCCAGACCCTGGACCGGAACGGCATGTATATCCCCGCCGAGTTAGAAGTGGAACACCACCTGGTAAGCGACTTTGCCGACGGATTGATGCAAGCCGGTACCGTCTTCCCCCTGATCCGCTGGTGTAACCCCGGGAACTCGCGTGAAAAACGTGCCGAGCACAAGAACCGCGAAAAGAAATACGGTGTGGAGAAACGCACGCAGGTAGGTATCGGCCGATGGTATGCCAAGCTGGAGGCCAACCGCCCGAAGGAAGAAAAGGTGTATGACGAAAAGAACAACACCTACAAGGTGAAGACCTATAGTTATGAAGAATTGGTAGCCGATGATATACGCGCCATTGAGACCTTCAACGCACAGCCTCACCCCAACCAAAAGCGCTATCCGGGCATGAGCCGTTGGGATGTGCTTTGCGCCCATCAGAACCCGAACCTTGCACCTTGGGACAAGGCCGTTCTTTACCGGTTCATCGGACAGCACACCGAAACAACCATCCGGCAGAACACCTACTGCACGGTGATGTACAACCAATACGGACTGCCCAGCCCGGAAATCATCGAAAAGCTGGAGCCGAGGAACTACAAGGTAGATGCCTATTATCTGCCCGATGCCGACGGAACCATCAACGAGGTATATATCTACCAGAACGGACGATATATCGCCACCTGCAAGCCCGTAGCCCGTTACAATGAGAATACAGCCGAGCAGACCGAGTACGACAAGGCAGCCTATACCGAACAGTCCAAGTATGTAGCTCAATTCGACAAGATGATGAAGGACGGCAAGATCAAGCGTGTGGGCATCCTTGCCAAAGAGGAAGCAAAGCTGATAACAGAGGTACAGGCGGAAGCCGTTCCCCTTCCTGCACAAGCCGAGGAAGAAGATTACTCAGCCTATATGGACATCAGTGCCTTCGAGCATGATGCAGTAGCCAAGATATAATTAACGACGTTAGAACGAATTTAAAACAGCATTCAAATGGAAATAACAAATGAAGTAAAGCAACGTATTGTGGCAGCGATAGCCGCCGACCGTGAAAATTATCCCAGTGACAACCGCCATGCCACGGCACTGGGCATAGCCCCCAGCGTTTACAATGCCATCAAGCGGGGCAATTATGAAAAGCAGGTCAGTGATGCCAACTGGGTAGGTATAGCCCGAAGATTAGGCGTGCAACTGCGTACAGAAATACCTTGGCTGGCAGCACAGACCCCGACCTACGTGTTTGTGAGCAAGCAGCTGGAAGTGTGCCAGGGAAGCGGGCTGAGTGCCATCCTGTGCGATATGCCCAATATCGGCAAGACCTTTACAGCGAAAGCTTACGTGAAGCAGCACAAGCACGCCGTATATGTGGACTGTAGCCAGGTGAAGACCAAACTGAAGCTGATACGCTACATTGCCAAGGAATTCGGTGTGACCAGCAACGGACGCTATAGCGACGTGTATGAGGATCTGGTGGCCTACCTGCGCACGATTGATACGCCCCTGGTTATCCTGGATGAAGCCGGGGACCTGCAGTATGAAGCCTTCCTGGAGTTAAAGGCGCTTTGGAACGCTACGGAACGCTGCTGTGCCTGGTATATGATGGGTGCCGACGGATTAAAGGAGAAGATCAACCGCGCCATCGAAGGCAAGAAGGTGGGCTATACCGAAATGTTGAGCCGCTACGGTGACTCCTACAGCAAGGTGACCCCGGACGATGCGCAGGAACGCGAAAAGTTTCTGAAGGCACAGGCTGCCATCGTCGCAAAAATCAATGCCCCGGACGGTGCCGACATTGCCAAGATTGTTCATAGCACCGGAGGCGGCTTGCGGCGCGTATATACCGAAATCGAAAAATTAAGGAGGATGCAGGCATGATAAGCAAGATAGAAATGCAAGCGATGGATGCTGTTATCGGTATCCATCGCGAGATGAGAAAAGCGAATGAGATAGACTGGGAACAGCGCAGATATGAAATTGCCAAAAGCATGCTTCCGGTAGTAAGAAGCAATTCATCAGGTATAATGTCTATAAAACAAGTTGCCAGACTTGCTGTGGACTATGCTGATGCTCTTATTGAAGAATTGAAAGGAGGTAACCGTGAAACTGAAGAGAGCCTACAGTCCCGGTGAGGTGCTGAACATGAAGATTCCCCGGTTCGAGTTTTCCGGGGACTGGCAAACCTCGATAGGCAACCCGGCCAAGAGCGGCGTGTGGATTATTTGGGGAGCCAGCGGAAACGGTAAGAGCAGCTTTGTGATGCAGCTGGCCAAGTACCTGTGTAGCTTCGGACGCGTAATTTATGACAGTTTGGAAGAAAGTACCGGTTTGTCGTTCCAGATGAGCCTGAAACGGCACAAGATGGGTGAAGTGAAAAAGAAGCTGATTATCCTTGACCGGGAACCGATGGAGCAATTGGAGGAACGGTTACGGCGCAGAGGCAGTCCCGGAATCGTGATTATCGACAGCTTCCAATACAGCGGCTTGAACTACAAAACCTACAAGGAGTTCAAGGAACGTCATCCCAAGAAACTGTTTATCTTCATCAGCCATGCCGAGGGGCTTCATCCGGCAGGTAGAAGCGCCCGCAAGGTGGAATATGATGCCGATGTGAAAATCATGGTAAGCTGTTTCAAAGCCTGGTGCAAAAGCCGCTTTATGGAGCGGCCCGGTGAGCCCTACGTGATATGGGAAGAAGGTGCTGCCAAAACATTGAAGGACGATAATATGGAGGATTATTTGAATGATGGAATGGGAGAATAAGCTGTACCAGATACTCCTGAAAGAACAGGAAGCGGAGGCCGTGGTGGACGATTGGGTAGAACGTAACATACAAAGCGACCTCCGTCTGCGCATGGCCAAGACAAAGGGACACGTAGTGATAGAAACCAGGGATGTGATGTTTGCTCGGAATATTCAGGTATGGCATCCGTCCTGCCAAATAAACATTAAAGATTTGAAGTGATGGAAAAGAAAGAAGAAAAGAAAGTGTGCTGCATCTGCGGCAAAGAGTATGAGGGCTACGGATACAATCCGTTCCCGGTGAAAGAAGAAGGCTGCTGCTGCCAATCGTGCAACTACAGTGTGGTGGTTCCGGAACGGTGGGAACGACACAAGGCTTTTCAACGTGGTGAAGCGACCGGTGCCGGGAAAGTGTACATCAGCGGAGCCATCGCGCACTATGATATGAATGAGCGCAAGGAAGCCTTCAGCCGTGCCGAGGAGAAACTGATGGCACAAGGCTATGATCCTGTAAACCCTTTCAGGAACGGATTGCCGGATGAAGCTCATTGGAGAGCCCACATGCGGGCCGACATTGCCCTGTTGCTGGCTTGTGACTATATCTACATGCTGAAGGACTGGGAACTGAGCAAGGGAGCCAAACTGGAGCTTGACGTAGCCAGTTCGTGTGGCATTAAAGTATTGTTTGAATAACCTTTTAATAGTGAATGTATGGAAGAAAAACAGAAAGTTCAGGTCGTATTTGAATTTGACCGTTCCGAGTATGACGCGTATCTCTTTTTGATGAATCAAAAGAAGACGAAAGAGGTAGAGCAAATATGGAACACCATGAGCGGTGAGCCTGTGGTTGCGGATATTGATTTGTTTGAAGAGGACAGCCAGTCTGTAAAACTTATGATGATAAGTTTGGCAATTCTTTCAGTGGAGAAAAAAGTGAAAGGATGATATGGCACAGGAAGTAACCAATTTCGCCCGGTTCTATGCATTGTTCAACAAACTGCCTTATCAGGGCGATCGGGAGGAATTCAAAAAACAAATCGTGCTGCAGTACACGTGGAACCGGACAGACAGTCTGAAGGAAATGACGGCCAAGGAGTATGAAGTTTGTTGTACTGCTCTGGAGAAACTGAGCGGACAAGACGAATGGCGGCAGAAACTTCGCGAGGAACTGCGACGGAAACGCAGCGTCTGCCTGAAGCTGATGCAACAGTTGGGTATAGACACCACCGACTGGAACCGGGTGAACGAATTCTGCAACAACCCCCGGATAGCCGGCAAGCCCTTTGTTCAGGTTAGTACAGCCGAGCTGGAACAACTGGCCATCAAACTGCGGGCTATCCAACGAAAAGGAGGTTTAACCGATAAATAGAGCAATATGGATAAAAAAGCACATGAAGCGCTTGAGCGCATAAGAAAAGACGTGACCCTTACGACATCCGATATGGAGAACCAGGATGCAGCGGAGTTTTTCAACGAACTGGCCGACTGGGCGTATGCCAATGGGGAGGCCATGCTGATAGACGATGAACCGGAAAAGCAGGATGATTATGAGGATAGATGACCAAGACAAGCTGATAAAAGCGGGGTTCTGTATAATACGAAAGGATGATTATCCAGGCCCGAGGATAAAGATGTGTACCGGCATAAACGGTGGCTGGAAGACATACAAGAAGTTTGAAACCAAAGCAGAAAGAGACAGGACATTCGCTTTGCTGCTGAAGGATGACAAAGTAATAGCTGATTAACAACTAAAATGATTTAAAATGGAAAAGAACAATCAAAGTGTGGACATCAAGTCCCTGAGTAAAGAACAGCGAGCAGCCCTCATGGCCCAGCTGCAGCAAGAAGAGAAAGAAGACCGCATCGCCCGTCGTGAAACTTACGAGGCATTACGCGGTGAGTTTATGCACGAAGTAAAGACCAACGTTCTTGAGATGGTGAATGCCGTGACCGGGTTCCGCGGATGGCTGGAAAAAGAAGCCGATGCCTTTACCAAGGTGATGAAGGAATACGGCCAGGTGAAAAGCGACAAACAGCGCAGCTATACCATTACGGACGGAGACTTCCGTCTGGAAGTGAAAAGCAACAAGGTGAAAGGCTTCGATGAACGAGCCGACATGGCAGCCGACCGTCTGATTGACTATTTGAAGCGCTACATGCAGAACAGCGAGAAAGGTTCTGATGATCCGATGTATCAGATGGCCATGACCCTGCTGGAGCGCAACAAGATGGGCGACCTGGACTACAAGAGCATTTCAAAGCTGTATGAACTGGAAGATAAGTTCGATGAAGAGTATGCAGACATCATGCGCCTGTTCAAGGAAGCTAATGTAGTGCAGCGCAATGCCACCAACTACTACTTCAGCCGCCGCAACCCTGAAAACGGCGTATGGACCCGCATTGAACCCAGTTTCTGCCGTTTGTAACCGAAACCCGTTAACCCTATAAACAGAAAGCGCCGCAGTTGTTATAATTGCGGCGCTTTTGTTCTTAAAATAGATGGAAATCAGTTATTTTTGTAAGAGAAATAAAATGTATGGGCAAAGGACGGGATAAAGAACTGATCAAGCTGCGTGACGAGGCACTATGCCGTCGTTACTACTATTGGACAGAAATACAGCGGTTGCGGTTCGACGATGCTTTAAAAGTGTTGTCGGAGCGCGAATTCTTTATATCCGAGGAACGTATCATGACCATCATCCGCCGGAAATCACGTGAGGGAACAGACTACAATCTGAAGCCTGTTCCCAAGGTGAAAGCCCCCCGTCTGACTGCCGCCCAGCTGGAACTATTCCCCATAAGATGACGGCATGGCCGATTCATCGTGCAGTGTGAATGAGAACGTCATTTCATAGACCTTGATGTAATGCGGCATGGCATACGAACGGCTTTTCTCGCGTACCAGCGGCGAAGCGTTGTCCGTGCATTGCAGACACTGCAGCGACTTGTATAATTTCTTGGCCAGCTGCTGCCTTTCCCTCACCTTGTCATACGTGCCGGATGCGTAGCTTGTATCGTCGTAACAATCGATGGCCAGCCGGACGGTCAGTGCGGATTCGCTTTTCTGTGCCCCGTATCCGAGGTCGTGCCAGTCGGAGTTTGTATTTCCGATTAATACACAAGGGAAAGTGACCGGGTACTGGTCTTCTTCTGCTCCCATTTCCAATTGTCCGTAGTCCTCGTCGATGAGAGAGAGTTCCGGCATTTCCTGTGCAATCTGTTCCATGATTGCGATAAAAATTTCGTCCATATCGTTATTGGTTTAAAATGTTGGTAATTTCCTGGTCCACCTTTTCCCGGATACGCCGGTTCAATTCTTCGCTTTCGCCCATGAACTGGCGCTGCGGGATGCGGATGTGCAGTTTCTTTTTTGGGGTAAGCGCCATGTTCCTCCAGAACTGTGCCTGCGGATTCAGTTCCTTCGGCTTGGAACGTCGTTTGACGCGTTTCTTTTGTCCTGTGCCGGTTTTTTTTCTTTTTCCCGAAGCCTTGTAGAACTTGGCCCATGCAAAGCGCCTCATGCGGTCTGTGACGGTGACATCGATTTCCCCGCCCCAGTTGTTGATGGGTGCATAGACCACCTCGTTGAATACCCTTACCCGGTAGTCTGCAGGTGTATATCCGACCGATTTGAACAGATGCTTCCTGCCGGAGAGCAGCGTTCCATAATTGCTGGCGGCATCGGAACCTCCCGAGGACAGCCGTTTGGCTTTGGGCCAAGGGTGAAGACCGCCATTGACAAATCCACCCTGCCGGAAGTTATCCTGAAAATGGTCTTTGGCCATTCGTCCTACCATGACTGGCATTTTGCGGCGCATCATACTGTCCAGCCTGTCACGTTTCCGCTTTATCATTTCCGTAAAATCTTTTATGTCCATAATCATCAGTAATTCAAGAATAATTTATAACTTTGCAACCGAGGCTTCCAATATGCCTTTTATGCGTTATGAATATACCGGAACAAGTAAAGAACGAGGCCCGTGTACTTATTGAGCAATACGGTGACACCTTCGAATACCTTGGTATTTATGAAGGCCAGGAAGCCTATGTGTTCAAGTTTCCGGGGGACTCCTGTACCGGTTATCCTTTCGTCTATCTGTATGACGGTAAAGACGCAACCGAAATAACCGGTCCGTTATCCCTTGACGTTATCGATTCATGTATCGAAAATATCGAGGAAGGAGACATCGAATAGCTTATTGTCAATTCTCAGGACTCCCCTGCAGTTGTGGGAAGTCGCAGCTCCTATTTCACATAAATATTTTACGTCTTTCCATTCCATTCCTGAACCGGCAGAATTATCGCTTTGGGGTTCGATATACCTTAGTTCACCATCCGCAAACCGTTGCAGGATTGTAGCATGCCCGCCCCCGCTTTTCCAGCCGATACTCAATTCATACACGCCTTCTTCCTTACATACCTCATTGAAATACTCCATGTACCTTTTAGGGGTCATTTTCAAGTACCCTTTGTGCGCAAGCCAGCTGTTTATACTTATATGTTGCGCCGGAGTACCGTCGGTGTTTTTCCAGACTTCAAAAGCACGTCCATTACTCAGGTATTCAAGTTTAGACCCTGCGACATTGCCTTTGGCGGTAATATCCCATCCACGTAATCGTAAAGCGTATGCCGGTGCGCAAGTCTGGCAGTTGATACTGTATGGAGTATCCCGTTTTTTATCGTAATCGCTGTTCTTCCGGTATCTGTTTCCCCTTTTATCACGATATATCCCGTTAGGATCAGGAATATACTCGTCCACGTGTTTGGGATTCGCATTCTGTTTATCCGCCTTATCCACATCCATAGGTTTTCCTTTTTTGATTTTAAGAGCCTTTTCCATTTCGAGGTTGTTCCGGGCAATGGCCATTTTTTCCTCCCCGGTAAGGTAGTCCGGCATTTCCGCAATCATCTCGTCAATACGGGCCATAAGTTTATCCACCGCTTTATGGGCACCCTTGTGGGCTTCTGCCTGATATGGATGATTGTCGGAAAACAGTTTGCCGTCCGTTCCCGGATTGTTATCCAGTCCGGGCTGGGGCTTGTTCTTGTCGTCTTCGTCCGGAAGTGGTGTCGGCTCCTCGTCGGTGGCAGTGAGGTCGCACTTGCAGTTCCACCGGTCGCCCGGTCGGTGGATGTTCCAGAACGTGTCATCAATCGGCCGGATGGTATTCCAGAACGGGCGGTGGTCAGCCCCCGGATGAATGGAGGTGGACGGTAGCCATTTGAGGTTGGGCAGAATATCGCGTTCGCGCAGGAACTGTTGCCAGTCAGCCGCCTGATGCGCCCGGATGACCGCCGTATCATACTCCGTCCGCAGCCAGTGACGAACCTGATGGGAAGCAATGGGCAAGACTTCCTGTACCCATTTGTCGAACGGTTTTAAAATGCCGTTTGAATCCAATAAAAGTCGTGCCATGTCATTCTGCATACGATGTACCTTGAATGCCGAGAATACGGCATTGTTCCGGAGTATGGCATTTCTGAAATCCTCGTCCGGAGTAATGGCCTTGGATTTGCTGAACCCTTCCTTTGCCGCCTTGTCCATCTTTGCCCATATTTCATTGAACAGGTTGATTTCGATTTCGGTTGCCGGATGAAAGTCCCTGCTGTATATGTTCAGCAAGGCACGCCGCAGCACCTCTTCGGAGAAGTCAAACTCCATGGAGACGCTGCCATTATCAGCCGCATACAGTCTGTCGACTACCAGTCTAAAGCTGCCCCGTCTGCCGGGGCTTTCACGAAAAAACCTTTGAGCCAGTTCCGGAAGTTTCTTTTCTGTTTCGGTGTCGGTTCATCATCCCGTCCCTTATTCGCTGGCTCCGGCTCCTTCTTCGGGCTTGGAATCCGGTCGGCTTGTTCAGCCGTCTTTTGTTCCGCCTTCAGCTGCTCGTAATTGGCCGGTTTGTCGATACCGAATTCCTC